ACATAAAGCTCTTTCTGATAAAATGACAGCTGTTGAAAAAATTATATGGACTTATTTGGGCGGATTTAGCGTAATAATATTTTTAATTTCATACGGTCCAAAACTTTTAGAATTTTTTGCAAAATAATCCTTTGACTTTTTATAAAACAGTAGTATAATCACTAGTGTTCTTATGAAAATAATAGGATTACAGTATGGATTGGTTGTTACACAAATACATTGGTATTTTATCGACTCGACTAGATAAGTTCAAGCGTAAAAGTCCAAGCCTTTACAACTTCCGTTGCCCTATTTGTGGTGACTCTGAAAACAGTAAGAGTAAAGCTAGAGGTTATATCTACGAAAAGCAAGGTAAGATGTCGTTCCACTGTCACAACTGTGGGGCAAGTTCATCTGTACCTAATTTTATTAAAATGATCGATCTAAATCTTTATAACGAGATGCAGTTAGAAAAGATTAGGGATAACAAAACTCCTGAACAAATTGACTTTGAAAAGTTTGTTGAGAAAATGAAAACGCCTGTATTTATGAAGAGCGGGCCATTGAAGGGGTTGAAGAAGGTTAGTCAGCTTTCTCATGATCATCCTATTAAAAAGTTCGTAGACAAGCGTAGGATACCTAATCCTTATCATGCTAAACTTTTCGCTTGCCCGAATTTTATGTCATTCGTTAACGGAATACTACCTAATAAGTTTGAGAATAGTGCACTAAAACATGATGAAATGAGGCTTTTAATACCGTTTTTAGATAAAAATAAAAACGTTTTTGCCTTTCAAGGGCGTTCTCTAAAATCATCAAACGCTAAGTATATCACCATTATATTAAACGATTCGTCGCCAAAGGTTTATGGTTTAGATTCTGTTGACCTTAACAATAAAACATATGTTTTCGAAGGGCCAATAGATTCTATGTTTGTACCTAATTCTATTGCTGTTGCTGGTGGTGAAATGATCCCTGTTCTTAAAACTTTTGATAAGAGCAAGCTAGTTATAGTTTATGATAATGAACCGAGATCGCGGGAGACAATAAAAAAGCTTGATAAAGCCATTATGAACGGTTATAATGTCTGTATTTGGCCTGATAATCTAGAACATAAAGATGTAAACGATATGATTCTTGCTGGGTTGTCTCCAGAATTTGTAAATCATATTATTGATCACCATACCTACCGCGATCTTGCGGCAAAACTCGCATTGACTAAATGGAGCAAAGTATAATGGACTATCACGACGAACAACGAATGAAAACGCTGGCGAGCCTTGCAGACGGTGATCGTCCGTGGTCTATTCACATGGATTGGGGTGGTAATCTCAACAATCAGGATATTGCTATTGTTGACAAAAATGGTAAGTGTTTGTTTACTATGGTTGGTGGTAGCCTTGAGCATGCCAGCTATGTTGTTTCATTGAATAATGCTTTCGTAAAGGGAAACAAGTGATGATTACTAAGGCTGAAATGGAAGACATTTGGCACAACAAGCCTGTTGACTATCTCAAGGTCGTAAAGCAAAATATGAAGGGTACAAAGAAGTATCGAGTCAACCTTACTCCTATCAAGTATGAGAAGGGCGAGGCTGATACATTCGAGGTTAGAGCCAAGTCAAAGATTGATGCAGAAATTGCTGCAAAAAATGAATACATAAAGAAACATGGCGTGATGTATCCAGATGCCTGGAGAATCGGTGCTTATAAAATATGAGGATATTATGACACCAAGAACTTTTAGAAAAAAACCTGTGGCTATTGAGGCTATGCAAATTGACGGACCTGAGACTGTTCAGCCGATCGTTGAGTGGATGAATGTTGCTACTGTTGGTTGGCAAACTAGCCCTCCCACTATTTGGATCGACACACTAGAAGGACGCATGACTGCTGATGATGGCGACTGGATTATCAAGGGTGTAGCTGGCGAGTTTTATCCATGCAAGGATAGCATTTTTGTAAGAACGTATCAGGAAGTATAATATTATGAGTAACGTGAAACTTATTGCGATGACGCATTGTAACATTCAGCTGCCTGTAGAAGGTAAACCTGATACGTTTCATCTTATGAGTGCTGAAAGTTTTATTGCATACTGTGCTCGTGTGTCCAATCCTGCTAATCAAGACAATCCAGATAGTGAGAAGTTGCTCAAGTATCTTGTGAAAAACAAGCACTGGTCGCCGTTTGAGATGGTGCATGTAGTTATGGAAATTAATACGACACGCGACATTGCACGACAGATCCTTCGTCATCGTTCTTTCTCGTTTCAAGAATTCAGTCAGCGTTATGCTGAAGTGACTGAGATGTCTGAGCCGCGCGAAACACGTTATCAAGATAAGAAGAACCGTCAAAATAGCATTGAGATTCCAAAAGATAAGGACGATGAAGTGCCTGATATGTGGGAGTCTATGCAAGAAAGATTGATTGACGAGACTATGGAAGTTTACGAATGGGCAATCAGGAATGGTATCGCAAAGGAAGTTGCTCGTTCTGTTCTTCCTGAAGGTCTCACTATGTCACGCATGTATATGTCAGGATCACTCCGTTCATGGATCCACTACTGTGAATTACGTATGGGGAACGGAACGCAGAAGGAACATCGTTTAATCGCAACAGAATGTTGGGAACAGATCGTGAAGAAGTTTCCTTCACTTAAGAATGTGTTGGACAATGACTGATAGAATATTATTTACAAAAGAAGAAATTAAACAACTGCTTAAGATAATTGAGCATTTCAAAACTAATAAACAATAAAAAACTAGGAGTATCCGTATGTCAGGCAGTAATATGTTACCGTCTCTGTATCAAGAATTCATTCATAAGTCTCGATATGCCCGTTGGCTGTGGGAAGAAAACCGCCGAGAAAACTGGGACGAAACAGTCGCTCGTTATTTCAATTTCTTTGATGAACATGTTAAGGAAATGACTGGTTACACCATCACTGCTGAAGAACGTAAGCAGCTGGAAGAGGCTGTGTTGAACCTTGATATTATGCCTTCTATGCGTTGCTTAATGACTGCTGGTGAAGCACTCAAGCGCGAGAACGTTTCTGGTTATAACTGTTCATATGTTGCAGTTGATAGTCCTCGTTCGTTCGATGAAATCCTTTACGTCTTGATGAATGGTACTGGTGTAGGTTTCTCAGTAGAATCTAAGTATGTGGATCAACTGCCTGTGATCCCAGATGAACTTTATCCTACTGACACTACTATCCTTGTGGCTGACTCCAAGTTGGGTTGGGCAAAGGCTCTTAAAGAACTCATTCATCTTCTTTATGCTGGTCAGATTCCTAACTGGGATTTGTCAAAGGTACGTCCTGCTGGCGCTCCATTGAAGGTGTTCGGCGGCAGAGCATCTGGTCCTGCTCCGCTGAACGATTTGTTTAATTTTGCGGTTGCTTCATTTAAGAAGGCAGCAGGTCGCCGCCTTAATACATTGGAGTGCCATGACATCGTTTGTAAGATCGCTGAGATTGTGGTTGTGGGCGGCGTACGCAGATCCGCGCTTATTTCTCTTTCTGACCTTAGTGATGATAGAATGCGTCATGCTAAGTCTGGTGACTGGTGGAAGGAGAATGTACAACGCGCTCTCGCAAACAACTCTTACGTTGGTAAGGAAAAGCCTGAACCTGGCATCTTCATGCGTGAGTGGCTATCCCTCTATGAGTCGCGCTCTGGCGAACGCGGAATTTTTAGTAGAACTGCATCAAAGAAACAGGCTGAGAAATATGGACGAAGAGATCCGGATCACGATTTTGGCACCAACCCATGTAGCGAAATCATTCTCCGTTCAAGGGAGTTTTGTAACCTTACAGAGGTCGTGGTTAGGGGTGACGATACCCCAGAAACCCTCAAGCGAAAAGTCAAGCTCGCGACTATCCTTGGTACATTCCAATCCACACTTACCAACTTCAAATACTTGAGCAAGAAGTGGGCTGAGAACTGTGCTGAAGAGCGTCTGCTTGGTGTGTCTCTGACTGGCATTATGGATAATGAATACACAAACGGTCGTGCAACACAAGCTACAGGACTGTTTAATATTGGTGATATGTTGGAGAATCTCCGTGAAGAAGCTGTTAAAACTAATAAGCTATGGGCTGCTAAACTTAATATTCCTGTCTCCGCTGCTATTACTTGCGTCAAACCTAGTGGAACGGTATCACAGTTGGTCGACTCTGCAAGTGGCATTCATGCTCGTCACTCTCCTTATTATATTAGAACTGTTCGTGCTGATAAGAAGGATCCTCTCGCTGTTATGATGAAGGACATGGGTTTCCCTGTTGAGGATGATGTAACAAAGCCAGATCATACCTATGTGTTCTCATTCCCACAGAAGTCTCCTGAGCATGCTGTGTTCCGTAAGGATATGTCTGCTATTGAACAGCTTGAGCTTTGGTTAACTTATCAGCGCCACTGGTGTGAGCACAAACCTTCTATCACTGTTTCCGTCAAGGAAGAAGAGTGGATGGATGTTGGTGCTTGGGTATATAATCACTTTGATGAAATGTCTGGTGTTTCGTTCTTGCCATTCAGCGATCACGTTTATAAGCAAGCTCCGTATCAGGACTGCACAAAGGAAGAGTACGAAGCACTTGCAGCCAAGATGCCTAAGATCGTCAACTGGATGGACCTCGCTAAATATGAAAAGCAAGACGCAACTACTGGATCGCAAGAACTTGCTTGCGTTGCTGGTGGATGCGAAATCTAAGAAAGGATCCAGAATGGAAAAGGAAATAACTTGTTCGGAATGCGAAACTGAGTTTACTATAATTCACGAAGAAGAAGATACTCCTGAGTATTGCCCGTTCTGTGGTAACTCTCTTGAAGAAGACTTGGTGGATCTTGAAGAAGAATGGGATGAAAATCCTAATCCTTATGGAGATTCTGAAGACTGACATAAATACTCCTTTTGGAGTATGCTATGTGGATATACAAGGACAAGGAGGTTAGTGATGAGGACATTCAGGGGTACGTTGCTTTTGTCTACCTCATCACTAACCTCCAAAGTGGGAAGAAGTACATTGGTAAGAAACTACTCACGAAAACTCGCACTAAGAAGATCAAAGGTAAGACTCGCAAAAAGAAAGTCGTTACCGAAAGCGACTGGCGGGATTACTTTGGTAGCAACGATACCCTCAAGCGAGACGTTGTCGAGTTGGGCGCAGAGAACTTTAGAAGAGAAATTCTCGACCTATGTAAATCGCGCGGTACCGCCAACTACCTTGAGGCGAGGTATCAGTTTGAGTTCCGAGTACTTGAATCCAACGACTACTATAACGACCAAATACGGGTTAGAGTCCACAGAAGTCATATAAAAAACGCTTGACTTTTAATTCAGTTTAGGTTAATATCACTAAATAATGAGAAAGCCCCCTTATCCCAGCGGTAGAGGAAAGCGACTTAAAATCGCTCAAGGGTCAGTTCGAATCTGACAGGGGGCACCAATTTGTAATGGAGTTATATAATGCCACACAGTCATAAGAATCGTCCTCGTAAAGGACGCAGAAAAATTGGTTCTAAGAAGCGCAAGGCTCGCGCTCGGCGCTAAATAGAATTACCAAGTTTTGGGATGAGTACAGCAACGATCTTTGATCAAAACGTAACCCTTGAGGTTACTCCTCGACTTGTGTCCTGAAAAGGAGGCAGGAGGGCGCTAGTCCCCTTTGATTAGCTCGGTTCCTACTAAATTAGGAATATGGCAGAGGAGTTAGGCTCTGCAAGAATAAAGCTAATGACCACTCGACCATCCCGTAGATTTTAGGATAGGTTCAGCAAATGATCCAAATTGGTTCATTGTTGGTTCGAATCCAACATTTGCAGATTCTGCGAATATAGAAAACTATCCTGTTGAATTGACCCTAGAGCATGATCTGGTGATGCAGGTGCCTCTAAAACACTTGATGTGGGTTCAAATCCCACTGGGGTCACCAAAATGCGACAGCCTCCTATACCCGTAGACCCAGTGTACAGGGTAGGTAACGTTACGGTGATAGCATCAACTGCGGAGGACTAGGGGTGGAGACAAACCCTCGAGATAGGTGCGAAGCCTACGTTTTATTAGGAGAATAACATGAAGACATATTTGTACTAGAAACACAAACCACCCTAAAATTTCCCTTGACTTTTTATACCAAACATAGTAGTATACAAATCATGAGGAAAACAATGTCTATCGAATTAAAAATCAAATCCAAACATCTAGCTCTTGAACCTGCGATTATTCGTAAGGAAGAGCATAAACTTTTGAAGCAAATTTCTTGGTATAAAGAAAAGCATCAGGTAACTGATCTTTTCAAACACAAGGAATCACTTGCACTACATCGTAAGTGGTGGAATTTACAGGATCACCGCAGAAAAGTTGTTCGTAATGAAGCTCGTGCGACGTATCTAGCAAGAGCATATCTTGCTGGTACGCCATACGAAAAG